AGCTCCTACTACAGTAGCTCCTACTACAATCTTACCTACTACCTTGGCTCCTACTACGTTAGCGCCCACAAGTTTAGCACCGACAACTCTAGCACCTACTACTTTAGCTGTGACAACAGTTGTACCAACTACAGCTGCACCTACTAGTTTATTACCTACTACTATCGCACCGACTACTGTCTTACTTACTACAGTTGCACCCACTACTATCTCACCCACTACTATCGCTCCTACTACTACAGCGCCTACAACTCAATTGCCAACAACATCTATAGTAACTACTTCTGCACCTACAACAGTAGTGCCAACAACTATTCCTCCAACTACTTTAGTACCTACTACTTTAATTAGTGATGCAGAAGTTTGTATAAAAACTTGTAATTCAATAATAGTTGATGAAATAATCTGTCATTCAATAATAACTAAGGAACTAAGATGCTATGGAAACCTTTGTTAATGATACTCCAAGATTAACTTATTGTACAAATTTAGACTTATCAGGTTACGATACATTACAGATTAGGTATAGGAAGCCTGATGGTACAACTGGGTGCTGGGCTGCTACAATATGCGCTACAGACGATAACTGTATGTACTACAACATCACACTAGGTGAGCTTGATCAAGTTGGTGAGTGGCTATATCAAGGTATAGTATTTGATCCTGGAGTACGATTAACTGGCCAATGGTGTAGTTTTACAGTAAACAATCCACTAGCTTTAAACTGTACAACTATGGTACCTACAACTGCAGCTCCATAATATTGTACGAATTTCGGACGGACTGGGGATAATAAATGGCTGATGAAAATGGGTTAGAAATTAAAGTATCAACTGAGCAATTTGATGAGATAGATTCTACAGATAAGAAACTTAGTTTGATATTTCAAGTAGTTAATGTCTTACAAGGTGAAGTAAGAGACCAAACAAAAGTGTGTAGTAAAACTGTAGCAGGGTTCAAAAACCAATTTGATAGATGTGATAAGATAGTTGATAAAGCTGTTAATTTACCAAAGAGGAATCGTAAGTTAGACCTTGGTGTAGGTGCTGGAACTGGTACTGTTAGCTACGTCGCTATTGATAAGGTAATAGAAATTATTAAAAGTTATTTTTCTGGAGGCTGAAAATGCCATACATAGTACAAGGAGAACCTTCCTCTTGGAAGGACGACATATACAATAAAAAGTCATTTGACTATGACTATCCTAATGGTCTAGACCTCAGGCCTGAATCAGATCTCCATAAATCTTTACGGTCTAAGATCTGGCAGCGAGCTAATGAATCTCGTATGGAGATATCTAAGCGCTTCTCATCTTGGAGGGAAATAGATAGAACACTTACTGCTTACATCCCTTTAAAAGATAAGGAAGAAAAGCTTCAAAAGAAAGACTCTTCCAAGCCTGTATCTATAGTCTTTCCTTACTCCTACTCTATGCTAGAAGCACTCTTAACTTATCTTTCAATGGCCTTTTTCCAAGACCCTCTATTCCAATATGAGGGTGTAGAAGACGACGATACACAGGGTGCTATGTTAATGGAGTTAGTAATTCGTATGCACTGTATTAAAAACAAAGTACCTCTAAACATTCACACTTCCCTTCGTGATGCTTTAGGTTATGGAGTAGGTATTGCAATTCCTGGATGGCGCTCTACTTATGGTCGTAAACCTGTTAAGTCTTCAATAATTACTCAGTCAGAATTAGGTGAAAGTACTTCTCACCAAACAGATATGGTTGAATCTCTCTTATTCGAAGGTAATGACTTATCTAACATCGACCCTTACATGTGGCTTCCTGATCCATCAGTAGCAAGTTCAGATATTCAATCTGGTGAATTCAATGGTTGGATAGACCGCGATAACTATATGAATATTTTAAGTGAGGAAAGCAGGCCTAATTCAAACTTATTCAACGTAAAGTATCTTAAAAGTAAAAAAGATAAACGCTCAACTCTGGCACTAGATCAAAGTGATAGACAAAAGCGTCATGGTGGATCTACTGACATAAATAGGTCAATGACCCAGACAGTTAATCCAGTTGACACTATCAAGATGTATGTTAACTTAATTCCAAAGGATTGGAAACTAGGCACTAATGAATATCCAGAAAAGTGGTACTTTGAACTTGCCTCAGATGACATTATCATAGCTTGTGAACGAGCTGATCACAATCATGGAATGTATCCTATAAGTGTAGCTTCACCAGAGTACGACGGCTACTCAATAACACCTATAGGGCGTATGGAGGTACTCTATGGACTTCAGCATACTCTCGACTTCTTATTCAATAGTCATATTAGCAATGTCAAGAAGGCTATTAATGATATGCTGGTTGTTGATCCTTATCTTGTTAATATTAACGATCTTAAGGATCCTCAACCAGGAAAACTAATTCGCTTACGTCGCCCTGCATGGGGACGTGGAGTTGATAAAGTAGTCCAGCAGCTTCAAGTCCAAGACATAACTCGTGCTAATATAGCTGACTCAGGCTACATAACTCAGTGGATGGATCGCATCTCAGGTGCTGATCAATCTATGCAAGGATCTCTACGACAAGGTGGACCTGAGCGCTTAACCAAAGGTGAGTTTCAAGGAACTCGTGGCTCAGCAATCTCACGTTTACAGCGAATAGCTATGATAATAGGTATGCAATACATGCAAGATATAGGAACTATGTTTGCTGTTCACACTCAACAGTATCAGTCTCAAGAAACCTACGTGCGTTTAATAGGACGATATGCTGAACAGTTAGCATCTATATATGGTAATAAGAAGAAAAATGCTCGAGTAACACCTTATGACTTAGCTGTAAACTACGACTTAATAGTCCGAGATGGTTCCATACCTGGAGGGAATTTCTCTGAGGCATGGATTCAGATGTTTAAGATAATAGGTACAACACCTGAACTTATGCAACAGTTTGACACCACTCGTATCTTCATGTACATAGCGCAGCAACTAGGCGCTAAAAATGTAGAAGACTTTCGGCGTAATATGGATCAGGTGCAAGGACAAACTATGCCTGATGAACAAGTTATGAATGAAGTTGACAAAGGTAACATGGTACCTGTAGGAGTTTAAAATGGAAGAGATAAAAGTACATTCGACTAAAGACCAACTTGAAGACTTTAAAGAATCTATAGTTTGGTCTGACATGAGACGAGAACTTAAAACCTGGAAGCATGGTTTTAACATGGAGATGCTTTCAATAGTAGATAATGCAGAGACTGAAAATCCCTCAACAGCATCTATCTTACTTCACATGGGAGACCTTAATGGTAGACAGAAAGCAGTCGACTACATTCTTGGAATAATAGACATGTTCCTATCAATGAAAGAAGAAAAGCAAGATAATAAACCAATAGACGGAGGTTAGCTAAATGAATGAATATTTGAAGAAGATCCAAAGTGACATTGATCAGATGAATAAGACGTTTGATGATCCTGGTAATGAACCAGATCCAACAGCTGCACCTTCAACAGATGCACCTGATGATCTTAAAACTGAAGCTCCATCAACTGATGCTCCAGAAGACCTAAAAACAGATCCACCATCAACTGATGAGCCTAAAACAGATCCACCTTCAACTGAAGCACCTGACGACCGTGATCAGACTATTGAAGAATTACGTAGGAAGCTGGCTGAAAAAGATAAACCACCTAAAACTTTAGCTCCTACAACTAAGGCACCTTTAACTTTTGACGATCAAGATTTTATAGGTGATCTTGACTTTGATGATGTAAAGGATGATCCTAAGAAATTTAACAAGTTATTAAACAAAATCTATCAAAAAGCAGTAACTGATGTACAAGGTTCATTAGGTCAAAGTGTTAATCAATCAGTTCCTGAGATGGTAAAATCTATTACAAACATGCAGACTTTATCTGAAAGTTTTTACAAAGATAACAAAGACTTAGTAAAGTTTAAAAAGGTTGTAGCTAATGTCTTTGACGATCTTTATGCAAAAGACACTACAAGAACCTATGGAGAAGTAATGGCTGATGTAGCACCTGAAGTACGCAAACGTCTTGAATTACCAGAACCTAGTAAAAAAGTTTTAGACAAAGGAACCCCTCCAAAGCTTCCTCGTAAGAAAGGGAAGTCTGGGAAGGCTGATAATAAACCTAATTTAACTAACATCGAATCCCAGATAGATGATATGAACAAAGTCTTAATGGGATAAACTAACAATAAGGAGGTAATTTAACTATGGGACTTGAGCAAAATAATGAGCAACATTATAGAGAGTCACCTGATAAATACCATAACCCTAATGCGAATTATCAGATGACTACTAGGGACTATGTCTTGCGTCCTACTGCGGATAGAGATAGTGGAGCTATCACTATAACACTTCCACCTGTAGCTGATGCAAAGGGGAGGTTTTACTCTCTAGTATGTCGAGGGGCTAATGCGACGCAGTATGTTACTATCACAGATTTTGATGATAGTGAGTGCTGGACTGACATAGTATTCAATGGCAAATGTGATAAAGCACTGTTGTATAGTGACGGCCTTAATTGGCACGCTCTTGGTACAACTGTACCTTGTTTCTTAACTACACCAGCTCCTGGTACTACTCAGCCGCCTACTACAGCAGCGCCTACTTTACCACCAACTACACAGGAGTA